CGGGTGGTAATGTTACATTTACATCTGGGAATACTCCTGCAACTGGTGAAACAGTTGTAATTAGAAGAGCTGTTCCGCAAACTCAAGCGATAGATTATATCGCTAATGATCCATTCCCTGCGGAATCACATGAAGAGGGTTTGGATCGTGCAACCATGACGACCCAACAAGTGCAAGAGGAACTTAATAGATCAATAAAATTATCAAGAACAAACACAATGACCTCTACAGAATTTGCTGTAGGTGCAACAGCTAGAGCTAGTAAAGTTTTAGGATTTGATGCTAATGGTGAACTAACAGTTACACAAGAACTTGGTACAAATAGAGGAAACTGGTCATCTGGTACAGATTATAATGCTAGAGATATAGTTAAAGATACCTCAACAAATAATATTTTTTTAGTAAACACAGCACATACTGCATCAGGTTCACAACCTTTAACAACCAATGCAAATTCAGCTAAATATGATTTACTTGTAGACGCAGCATCAGCAACGACATCAGCTAACTCAGCATCTACATCTGCTAGTACCGCAACAACAAAAGCAGCAGAAGCAGCTACTTCTGCATCAACCGCTACAACACAAGCAAACACAGCGACTACAAAAGCTAGTGAAGCCGCAACCTCTGCAGCTTCTGCAGCATCTTCTTTTGACAGTTTTGATGACAGATATTTAGGTGCTAAATCTTCTGATCCTTCAGTAGATAATGATGGGGATGCTTTAATAACTGGAGCATTATACTTTAATTCTTCAGATAATGTAATGAAAAATTACACAGGTTCTGCTTGGCAAACTTTAAAACCTACTTCTTCTGAACAAACAAATATTAATACTTTATCTGCTAGTGCAGTAGTTAATGATATGTCAATATTAGCTACAACAG